AAAAAAGAATCCGAAGGAGACGCTTACGAAATCAACCCGCCTGATGTTGTGGTGGTGCGGCTCGCCAAAGACGTAAGAGCGATGATGGCGCTGGCAAAGAAGGCAGGCTTCGGAACTTCGTGGGCAAAGATTCTCAATCGCGCTGCTCGCCATCGACTGCAACAGGAATTTCTCACCAAGCACGTCCAAAACATTCAGGCCAAGATGGTCGATGCAAAAATCAAGATCGCGTAACCCATGAAGGTTTTCACATCAATCAGAGAAGCCATGAACCACAAGTGGCCGTCGTCCTTGTCAATGATTGGCCAGGGTTACACCTACGCGATGTTTTTCCTTGACGGTAATTTAAAAATCGGAAGCACCACATTTCCAACCAATCGTTTTCGAGAGCACCGATCTTATCTTGGCGACCAAGACGCCGTGATTTTCACAACCGAGCGAACACATAAGTTCTCGGCTAATGAGAAGGCGATGATCGCCGTCCTAAAGCCGCTAAGGACTGGCAATAGCTATGAGTGGCTGAAATGGGACCAAGGGCTTTTCTTGGCCGTGCTGAATTGTTTTAAGAATAATTTCAGGCGCGAGTCAGTCATGCGCCTTTGTTTCATGGCGAGAATTTCTTCGCTGTGTCATCCGGCAGATTGCAATTGGCCAACAGGCGCTAAATGTCCACCAGCATACGAAGTATCGCTCCGCGAAAAACGCGAGCGGTGGGAGGACGAGCAGGCAGCCGACCGCTGCATTATCAACTAACCCATGAACGGCAAAGGCAGCGCACCGCGCAACAACTGGTCGCAACAATTCCGAGACAACTACTCGCTCATCGAATGGAATCCCATGAACAGCCTCAAAAAGTTCGCGCCAAGGAAGCGGCGAGGCAACTCGGCATCGGCCTCACGAAGCTCAAGCAACTCAGGCAGTCAGGGCAAATCGGGCACCAAAAATTAGGGTATCGATCAATTTTCTACTACCAATCCGAACTCGATAGCTTTCAGCAAACCAAAATCAAAAACGCAGCAACTCGAATCGCAGTATGAACGCAAAAAAAGCAACCATCAAAGCTCAAGACAAAAACGCCGATCTGGAAATCTCAATCACGCTCACCCCACGCGGGAAGTCGCTGGATAAACGGAGCGTCCGAAAATTCGTGGCCATGCGCGAAATCCTGTTCGTGCTGGCGAGTGAGACGTATCAGATGGTGGTGGAGGAATAAAATATGACGAGAGAATACATCAAACAATTACTGCCCGTGCTGACCGCTTTCGCTGATGGCAAGGCAATTCAATTTCGCATTAAAAGCCATCACGATTGGGAAGATGGCGATGATATGGAGTTTGACCGTGGTGTCGAAAACTACCGCATCAAGCCCGAGCCGAAACTTCGCGCTTGGAAACCGGAGGAAGTGCCGGTTGGGAAAATGATCCGCAACCTCCATTGGGTTCATGGCAGTTGGGGGCCGAGCGCAATACTCAGTTCAAGCCCGCGTGGAATTCAATTTCTGGACCAGACCAAAGACAAAACACCAACCCTGTTTTCGCTCGATTGGGTGCGCGATAACTGCAAGTGGTCCGAAGATGGGAAGACCTGGTTGCCATGCGGAGTTCTCGAATAGCCACAAATCAACTCTCGAATTTTTATGCCAAACGAAATTGCTCAACGCACCAATACCGCAGTCGCCACCATCGACCACGCTCGCCAATTCCTGCTCTCTCCCGAGGTTCAAAAGAGCCTCAAGGATGGGATGCAGAAGCACATGACGCCTGACCGCATGTGCCGCCTCGTCCTGACCGCCGTTCAGAAGTCGCCGAAGCTGGTCGAATGCTTCGCCACGCCTCAAGGCAAACGCAGCATCGGATTGTCCATGCTCACGGCTGCTCAAATCGGGCTGGAGATTGACGGACGGAACGCCCACTTAGTTCCTTACAAGAACAAGGGCGGCTACATGGAGGCGGTGCTGATTCCTGATTACAAGGGCTTGGTTAATCTCGCGTTCAATCATCCCCGCGTGAAGGACATCAATGTTGAGGTCGTTTACACCAACGACGTGTTCACATATCGCAAGGGGTTGAATCCTGTCATTGAGCACACACCTACGATTGACGGAGAGCCGGGAGAACTTCGAGCAGTTTACGCCATCGCCACAATTGACGGCACGGGTAAGACGTTCGTTCTGCTGCCTGCTCGCGAAGTGGAGGCGGTTCGCAAATCCAGCCGTGGCGCTGACCAGCCGGATTCGCCGTGGAACAAATGGGAAGCGGAGATGTGGAAAAAGACGGCCTGCAAACGCCTCTGCAAGATCATCCCTCAGTCTCCCGAACTCCAGCGAGCGTTGGCCGTGGAAGATGAATTTGAGGAAACTGGCAAGGTTGCCAGCAGCGTCACCATTGATTTACAGCGCGTCGAGCCGGAAGTGAGGTTTTCCAAAACAACGTCGGAACTCCCGCCAGAGCAAGCCGAGCCTGCTTCCGACTCGTCCGCGCCGTCTGAACCTGTCGTCGAGACTCCGCAGCCCAATAAGGCGGTCGAGAAGCCCAAGACTCCAGAGGGCGAAACCAAACCGGGTCAAACCGATCGCGAGCAAACTCAGGCCGAGAAACTCGAAGCCTACTACCGCGACACCTGTCAGGCCGACTTCGCTACGGTAATGGCCGTCATGGTCAAGCTCCAGTCTTCGTGGTCCGAAGTCACAGCCAAGTCATTCGCTGAACTCACCGAGGTTCAACAAAAAGCCTTGTGGGGAGGCAGACCAGGAATCAGCCGCGAAATCAAGAAACTCAACGCGAAATAATTTATGGAACCGACTAAAGATTATGGGTGGAGATTCCTCGCAGTTGGCGAGGAAATCAAACAAGGCGACCAGTATTGGAGCGGAAACTGTTGGATCGAAAGGAGCTGCTACGGTGTCAAGCAGGGCGACTATGGCGATGGCTGGAACGGTTTGTTTGCGACCCGCCGCCGCATCGACCCCGGTGAAGGTTGGGAGATTATTCCGGCGACCGAGAACGTGGATATTGAATGCGAATCCACCGATGACGGTGTTGAATGGATTTGGAACAAGGTTCAGAGCACAAGGACTGTGGGAGAGTGGGCAAAAAACTCTGGCCGTATCGCCTACCGCCGCCGCAAACAATCCGAGTGGATCAATCTTATGGCTTGCTGCCCGTCCGTGGGTGACAAGATTTGGATCAACCACAACACTCTCGGAACGCTGCTGACCATCTGGAAGGGCGTGGCAAGCGAACGATGGACCCACTGGCGTCCCGTAAAACCCTCCGAAATTCCTCAACCTCCTTTCGTCAAGAAATCGCAGGAAGAGTTGGATAAGGAGGCGTCGGCGAAGTGGTATTGCAGCGATAGCGACAACGAGGACACGCTTTGCGAACAGGCATTGCGTCAAGCCTACGAGGCCGGTCTTCGCGCAGGGAGGGCTAAATGACTCTCTCCGGTCGCTATTTCGTCGCACCAGTCGAGGAAATCGAATCCTTGGTCGAAACCTGCAACGAGAAAAATGAACTGACCGTGCAAACGGCTCAGGCGATGGCGCAGAAATTTTCCACCGAGGAATTGGAGCCTTTCGCGGTCGTGCAAGTCGTCAGGGTGGTTAATCCTCAACGCGGGGGTGGGGAGTGAAATGGGTGCGTATGTCTTTGGTGCTACTGATTGGATACCTCATTTCCGATCTGATTTTTAGCGATATTGTGAAACAGACGAAGTGCTGGATTGCGATTAACTGCTTGCTGCTTTTTGTCGAGACGCTGGTGTTTAGGCAAAACCCGGAGGAACTGTGAAAAACCAAATTTTATATGGCCTCGACGAGCGAACCTATCGCCAAGACCCGGCGATTAGTCAATCGGCGTTAAAGCCAATCCTTATCTCCCCCGCCCACTTTAAGGCTGGTGTAGAGGGTGAGAAGGAAGAAACGTCGGCGATGGTTTTGGGGCGCATTGCTGGCCAGCTTGTCCTCGAACCAGACCGTGAGTCGTGGTGGACTGTGAAGCCAGAAAAAGTTTCGCTCACAACCACCGAAGGCAAAGACTGGGCCAAGGAAGTGACCAAGTGGGACGAGTCCAAAGACGGAAAATTCCCGCGCTCTGCCAATGACGCTTTCGACGCCAAAGGAATCACGGTCGTATCTTATGACGATTTCAAGCGGGCCTCAGAAATGGCTGGCGTGCTGGCTGACTCAAAAAAGCCAGAGGTTCGCAAGCTGCTCGACAATTCCAAATTTGAGGTTTCAGGATTTGCGGAAGTCGAGACGCCGAACGGGGTCGTGCGTTGCAAGTTTCGCCCTGACATTGTTCCGAATAAATTGCCGGTGCTGGCTGACCTTAAGACCGCGAGAGATGCGAGACGTGAGCCATTCCTTCGCAACTCGGTCATGCGGCTGTCGTATCACGTTCAGGCCGCTTCGTATTTGGCTCTATGGAACCTTTTGAACCCTGACGACCATCGGCACAAGTTTCAATTTATCGCCATAGAAAGTACCGCTCCTTATGCGACTCAGGTTCACGAACTGGATTCTGAATTTATTCAGCGAGGGCTTCGGGATTACGAGCAGATGTTGGCCACGTACGCACTCTGCACTAAGCTGAATGAGTGGCCAGATTATGCACCAGGAATTTCTACGTTGAGCATGCCGAAGTGGGCTGAAGAAAGGATCGAATAGATTATGCTACGCAGAAATAGCACACCAATTGTGGCTGGTCATAAATTCGGAAGGTTGACCGTGCTTCGAGAATCGGAGCGTTACAACGGAAGACGTGCAGTTTTATGCCGATGCGATTGCGGCAATCAGCAGTCGGTTGTTTTTAACAGTCTTACAAGCGGAAAGACTAGATCGTGCGGCTGCTTGAGGGCAGAGATTGTAAAAACTGTTTGCGTCACTCACGGCATGGCTGGGCACAAATATCGCACCAGAACTTATAGGATTTGGGCGAATATGAAAACAAGGTGCCTAAATGTAAATAGTCCAGCCTATAAGGACTACGGCGGTAGAGGCATAACAATCTGCGACCGATGGAAAGATTCGTTTGAAAATTTCCTGAAAGACATGGGCGAGTGCCCCGATGGAATGTCAATTGAGCGAAAGAATAACGATCTGGGATATTTTAAAGGCAACTGCCAATGGTCCACCGCCAAGCAGCAGGCGAATAATAGGCGAAGTAGCTGCAAGCTGGAAATTGGTGACATTTCAAAAACGGTCGCGCAGTGGTCTGAAATATCTGGCATCGGAAGCTCAACAATAGAGTTTAGGCTGAAGCGCGGCTGGAATGCCGAGAAGGCGGTTTACACTCCAGCCCGCAGCACATCTATTTAATGATTTTATGCACAACCATCCCGCATTTCCTTGTCCCGTTGGCCATATCGAATGCAGCCATCCGACAGGTATGACGTTGCGTGATTATTTCGCGGCAAGCGCGATGCAGTCGCTCATCTCACTCGCGAGCAAGGATGGCGCTAAGAAGTTCGCAGACAGGCCGCAGACGTTCCGTGATATGATTGCCGAAGGCGCATTCCTGATGGCCGACGCCATGCTCGACGCTCGCGAAAAACAATCACCCACAATTTCAAAATCCACTCTCCCATGACCGAAAAACTATTCCAAATCACCGGCCACATTCGAATCGTCGCGCCTACTGCTAAAGCCTGCGACGAATTGGCCACTCAAACTCTGGCGCGAATCAATCTAGTCGAACCCTGCGCCCATCTCGAAGTTGAATCTTCGCGTGAGGAGCCTACGAATGGCGGTCACATCGTCCACACTTTAGTAAACGCAACACGATAAAATTATGGCTGAACCACGCAAATATATTCCCAAGTGCAACGCACGCTCCCGTCAGACTTCCTTCGGTGAAGTCTTAACCATCGGCTTCGATGTCAAAGAATTGATCGCCTTTGCCGAGGCTAATAAAAACGAACGCGGTTTTTTGAACGTCTGCGTCGTGCCGCGAAAGGAGCCAAACGAATTCGCAACCCATTCGGTCTACCTTGATGAGTTCAAACCCGGCCAACGCAGCGGCCAGCAACAATCCGCACCTCGTCGTCAAGCACCCGCACCGCAGCCGCCTGTGGACGACAGTCAGCCACCTTTTTAAATCGACAGTATGCCATCTGTCACACCTTATCCCGAACTCACGGTTTACAAAGTCGCCGTGGATTTTAAAACCCAGAAGCCTGTCGTTTGCTCGGAACTCGTATTCGACAAGGGCGGCAATTGCTACTGGGCCAAGAACCGGATTACTGGACGAGCGTTTGGCTGCAACCAGAGGCTTTCAAAGTTTGAATGCTTCACGAGTCCCGCCGTCGCAGTCAAACACTTCGCGAGCATCGAACGCGCAAAGGCCATCGACCTTCGCAGGCAGGCTGACGAGATGGACGCTATGGCCACGGCTGCGGAGGCGTTGCCGCTGTGAATATGCGCGGCCCGAATCTCAGGCAACGAGTTCGTTACGGCGAGTTGACCGAAGAACATGCCGAAGAAATTACGGAACGCTATTGGGATCGGGAGCGCGACATTGCTACGGATAGGAAAACTGAAGAAAAAGAAAAGCAAAATGAGAACGATAGAATCAATCGAAGCTGAGATTGCTGGGCTGGTGGACAACATTAAGCCGCTTTCGGCTCGGCTCGCAAAGCTAAGCGACGAATTTCGAGCCTGCAAATCAAAGCAGTTCATTCACGTCAACGGAATCACTCGTGACAACGTGGAGATGTCTAAAGGCGATGACAGACCGTGGTTTGGTCACGTTTGGAAGTTTGCTGAATGGCTTCGCAGAAAACCTGAAGCGAAACGTTGGGCCGAATGGAATGGTCGCATCTATCACACCTCCGATTTACTCGCTGGCCGTATGCCTGACGACATGCCGGGACTCGTGGACGACTTACCGAAATAACCTTATGACCATCAACCGCCAAAAACTTCTTAACGCCCTGAACTCGGTCGCCGTCGCGCTGTCGTCGAAGGGGTCGAATCCTTATGGTTCGTTCATTTTGATGACCGCCAAGAATGGCACGCTGACTATCACCGCCGACTCTATCGACATTCGCGCAGAGGCTACGATTGAGTGCCCCGAGTCGAAACCTGGTTCGCTTCTGGTAAGCCACGCCAAGCTCGTTGCACTGCTAAATCGCAATGTTGAAAACGTGGAACTTGAGGCCGTTGGATCGCAGCCCGAGAAATTTACCTACGAACGCCTCAAAATTACGGTCGGCGGTTCAACGTCTCTTATTCCGCTGATGCCAGCCGAAGCCTTCCCGGCCCCGCGTCCTGACGAAAATCAGAAAGCCTTCGTGATTCTCGACAACGCCGCGTTTACAAACTCGCTGACCGTTGTTTGCCCTTTCGCAGGAAACGGCCTCACGCACGCTTGGGACATCGCCCTGTCGATTCAAGACGACGGCAAGGACATGCTCATGCTCGCTTGTGACGGCAAACAGTTCGCGAGAATCGTTCAGGTAACGTCAGGGACTCCGTTCTCGCTCGCCATACCGGCCAAGATTATTCGCAGCATCGTCTCCACGGTCGCCGCCAGTGATAGCCTGACCATGGCCGTGTTCGAGAACTCTGTGCGCTTTGAACTCGACGGGTTGACGTTGCAGCTTCGCCTTTGCGATCTGCAATATCCCGAGAATGTGCGCCAAGTCTGTGAGCGCATGGACAAGGGTTGCAACCACAGCGTCACCGTGGACCGCTCGTCTCTCGTCTCCGAACTTCAAATCGCCTCGGCACAGGTCGAGCGCGACGAGGACGGGGTTGGCATCTACATCACTGAAAATCCGCAAGCGTTGACCGTTTACGCGAAGTCCAAGTCGAGTGCGGAACATTCGGCGTCGATTGAAACAAAGGTCGCTGTGGGGCTGGAGCGTCGCAGGATCAATGTCCAGAACGTCGTCGCCTACCTGCGGTCCCTGGATTGCGAGCGCGTCAGGCTTTCGTATGAACCAGAGTGGGTTGAGCCGGGTTGTAAATTGACGCCGGAATTTGCCAGCGGAATTTCGGCGTACTTTGGGTTTTTCAAAAATACATGAAATCCGCGCATCAACAAGTCAATCAGACGAGCGGTAAAGTGGAATTCTACACTGACCCAAAATTTGTAGATGCTGCCCGGCTGGTGATGGGCAGTATTGATCTTGACCCCGCTTCATCCGAAATCGCAAATCGCACAGTGAAGGCTGATAGGTTTTTCACGAAAGAGGACGATGGGCTAAAACAGCAATGGTCGGGGCGGGTATGGATGAATCACCCATTCTCGAAGACGCAAAACGCCGAGTGGATTAAAAAGTTGGTGCTGCATTTTTTACTCGGGGACATTTCCGAAGCATTGTGCATCTGCTACGCCAGCACGTCGGAGAAGTGGTTTCAGCCCTTGATGCAATTTCCACAATGCTTTCTTTCTCCGAGAACAAATTATTTTTCGCCGGATGGCGTCAAGCTATCGGGAGTCACAAAGGGCAGCGTAGTGACCTATCTAGGCAACAACACAGACAGGTTTCGCGATGCGTTCAAGCAATTTGGAACGGTGAAGGTTATCGCATAGCATGAAAACCCAACGAGAGATTCCCGCAGGCTGGAGACGCGAGCTGGACGGCTCTTACTCGCCGCCGCCGAAAACAGCCAAGCAGCATAACTGCGCCAGCGGCGTAGGCGAGGTCACTTTAGACGCAGGTAGTAAGGTGGGGCGGGAGTCAGGCAACGCCGTTGACTTTCCTGTAGTAACCAAACCTACCTGCGTCGGATTTAAAGAACGCCCATCGCGCATGGAAGATGCGCTGAACAAGACCGAGAAGCGGTTCTTGGCAATCCTGCGCGGACGCCATGCCAACGTGCGTATTCAGGCCATCACGCTACTTTTGGCGGATGCCTGTCGATACACAGCAGATTTCTCAGTGACGACGCCTACACGCTTCACGCTTTACGAAGTCAAGGGCGGATTCGTCAGAGAGGATGCATGGATCAAACTCAAGACCGCAGCACGGCTGTACCCAGAATTTACGTTCGTAATGGCCCAATACAAGGGCGGAACGTGGACGGAGAAAGAAATCAAACCATGAGCTATAGACCGATAACGGATGTATGGATATTGGGGCGTCCTAAAACGAAGTATTATGGTGCCTTTCCTGCTGGCTTCCTGAAACGTGCCCGTGTTTTGCTTGGAGCAACCCACGACGACCCCGTGCTTCATGTGTGCGGCGGAAAAATTCGTGAATACAAATGCGGTCCAGCCTGCAAGCCTGGTTGCGTTCACGGGATCGGTGGACGGGACAAGACGCTCGACCTAGACCCGGCGTGCAATCCAGATTTTCTTCAAGATGCGCGTGAGACTTTTCCGCTCTACCGAAACCACGAGGGCTATCTCGTCGAATGGAAGGCTGTATTGATCGACAGGCCGTACACGGAACCAGATGCCGACCACTACGCCCCCGGTCGCACCGTGCTGCCAGAAGCCAACCTGCTAGTCAAAAACGGGATCGCAGCGGTGGATGTTGGCGGCAGGGTTGGAATTCTTGACTACGTTTGGCCCATGCCTCCGAAGAACGCTCGCGAAGTGGCAGTGATAGCGGTTGGCACCGGAAGGAATAATCGCGCACGATGGTTCACCGTCTTCGAGCGCATCTCTTAAATTCAAATCTATGCAAAATCCAAAACCAAAAGTAATCCAACCGGAGCCGCCAATCGCGGCTGAAATCATTGCCACAGCAATTGTGGATATTGCTCAAGCGATGAAGGCGATCAACAACACAAGGCTGACCCGCAAGGCCATCGTCGCGCTCATCCAAGACCAGAGCAAGCTGTCTAAAAACACCATCAACATTGTCCTTAACAACCTGAACGACTTGGAAAAAGACTGGCTCAAACCCGCGCAGTAAGAAATCAAACCATAAAAATATGCAACTAACCATATCACCTAAACCTTGGCACACGATCCACAACCCGGACAACACCGTGACCATTCGCGATAATTCGCAGAAGGAAATCGGCGTCGTCAAAAACTGGCGCGACGCGGAGATGATTGTTCAATGCGTCAACGGAACTCCCGGAAGTCTTTTTATCCAAGACAATCCCGTCACGCCCGAACAGCAATGTCGCCGATGATCTTATTCGCCATCGCCGCAGTCATCCTATTCGCCTGGTGCATGTGCCTCGCAGCGGGGAGAAAACCGGACGCTTAGGTTGACGCGGTATGGCGAATGGTATACATTAGTGCATGCTTCTGACAGGGGCATTTCACATGAACAGTAATTTTCAAAACAATTGTCATCTGGGGGACTGGCGTAAAAGCCCACACCTCGGCGTCTGCCGAACTGTTCATTGGCCCTGTCAGCGCCGGTCCTCCTGATGACTGTTGAGGTTTTTAGATGTCAAAACTTTATAGAATCAAAGATTGGAATAAGCACTACGAGAATAATCGCACGCGCGAACTAAAGCGCCTCGATTGGGTGCCTGTTCCGATCAACCACGATGGCGATGGGTACACCCTGCTGACCGGCCATGACGACGCCCCCGCGCTACTCGGCTGCTGGCTCGCCATAGTACAAGTCGCAGCTAAGTGCGACCCACGCGGCACCCTCCTGCGACGTGCTAAAATGCCACACGATGCGGCCTCTTTGGCAAGAATTACACGACTTCCACAAGGTGCCATACAGCGGGCGCTAAACATTTGCGAGCACGAATGTAACTGGCTTGAAACAGAGGAGTTAGAAGATGGGTGCGAAAATCCCGCACCATCATGCGAAAATCCCGCATTAGGGTGCCTAGAAGGGAAGGGAAGGGAAGGGAAGGGAAAGAAAGGTGTTTTTGTTTTTTGCGACAGCCATGAAAACTCGGAAACGACAGCCGAACAAATCTACCAATCCTACCCCATCAAGGTTGGAAAGCCTGATGCACTCAGGGCAATTGAAAAGCAGATGCGAGAACACTGCCCCAGATGCCTCCTGTCCACAGTAGAGGCGTATGCCCTGCGGCGAAAGGGTAACGAAAAAGAGGTTCCGTCTGTCCCCCACCCTGCCACATGGTTCAATCAGCAGAGGTTTAATGACTCTCCCGAAACATGGGGACCAGACCGCGCACAGAAGTCAAATAGCGCACCAAGGGAGGTTCATTCCAACATTAAGCCGGGACAGGGCAACTACTGATGCCCACCACACCCACCATCGACCGCCTCCCGCCGCACGCCCTAGAAATGGAGCAAGGTGTCATCAGTTGCGTGCTTCAGTCGCCAAACGATTGCATGACTGAATGCGTTTCCAAGATGGGAAACACCCCTGAGATTTTCTACGACCTGCGCCACCAGACAATATTCTCGGCTTTGTTCGAGATGTATGAGTGTCGCACGGTCGTTGACATCATCACTTTGCAACAGTGGTTAAAAGACGCACAAACACTGGAGCAGGTCGGCGGTATTGCCTACTTGATGACGCTTCAAGACGCATCTCCAAGTTCCGCAAACCTGAGTTACTACATCGAAAAAATCCACGAAAAATATCTGCTCCGAAAAATCATCCACACCTGCACCAATGTTGTCAGCCGCGTTTACGATTTTGAAGGCGAGATAGCAACGCTGATGGATGAAGTAGAGCGGGAAATTCTTGCCATCAACGAATCCCGCGAGCAGAAACCGGAGGCGACAATCAAGGAGTTGGTTAAAGAGGCAATCAGCGACATTGAGGATATGCACCAGCGGCAGGGTGCGATTGCTGGCATATCGACTGGGCTGATCGACTTGGACCGGCAGACTGACGGGCTAAAGGGTGGCGAGATGATCGTAGTGGCTGGCTATCCTGGTTCCGGCAAGACGGCGCTCGCGATGAACATTGCCGAGCACGTCTCCATCAACCAGAAACTTTCGGTCGGCGTGTTCACGCTCGAAATGCCCGCCCGTGCTCTAGTGCGCCGTTTCCTGTTCTCCAACGCGAAGGTAAACGGTCACGCGATTCAGCGTGGCACACTGACCGAAGGAGACATCTCGAAACTGACCACATCGGCTGGCAGGATCGCCTCAGCACACATTCACTTCGACGACTCCAGCGACATCTCCGTCTTTGAACTCCGCGCCAAGGCTCGCAGGATGGCGCAGCAGCACGGAATTAAATTTCTGGTCATCGACTACCTGCAACTCCTGAGCGCGGTCGGTGGTGGCCGCAAGGTTGAATCGCGGCAGCAGGAAGTCACCGACATCTCTCGCGGAATAAAAGCCATCGCCCGCGAACTTGAAATTCCAGTGCTCGCCCTTAGCCAATTAAACGACGACGGCAAGCTCCGTGAATCTCGCGCCATCGGTCAAGACGCTGACGGCATTTGGATTTTGAAGCGCGACGAAGAAGCGGACGAAGACGGCGCGGTAATCCTCGACGTGGCCAAGAATCGCAATGGCCCGGTCGGAGCCGTAAACCTTTATTTCCATAAGCTGTTCACCCGTTTTGAATCCGCAGCAAAAGTTTCAGACAACGATTAACACCATGACTAACAAACCAAAACCCCGCCTCCACATCAAAGACTCTGGGGTTCGGCAGAATTTTAATACCGGGGCCGTGCGCGACACGAACGTTGGCAAAGGTCGATACGACCTACTGCCGCCGATTGCCGAGCATTTTCAAGCCCTCATCATGGAGGCTGGCGCAACCAAATACCAGGACCGCAACTGGGAAAAAGGAATGCCGCTCTCGCGATTTCTCGACAGTGCCCGTCGCCACCTCAACAAATTTCACGCAGGACTCACTGACGAGGACCACCTGACAGCGGCTATATGGAATCTCTGCTGCCTGCAACACCACCTGGTTCTCAACCCGCATCTGGACGACTTGCCGAAGCTGGATGCGAAACAACAACAGCGGCTAATCAAAACGGTTTACCACAATAAGAAATGAAATCACAACAAGAACAGGTCCGTGAATTTATGAAACTGGCGGGGCAGGAGTGTCCTGACTCGGTGGCAATCCCTGAACTTAACATCTGCATGTTGCGCTACAAGCTGCATGAGGAGGAGGCGGTTAAGGAATTGAAAGAGGCTTTTATCAAAGACGATCTCGTAAAAGTCCTGGACTCCATCTGCGACTCACTCGTTGTCGTCCTTGGCACTGCTGTCGCCTGCGGGTTCTCGCCGGAACAAGTCGAGGCGGGATTTGCCGAGGTCATGCGGAGCAACATGACCAAGTTCATTGATGGGTACCGACGAGATGACGGCAAGTGGATTAAAGGACCGTCGTACGCGCCCGCCAACCTTGAACCAATTGTCGCAGGAGGCAAGCAGTTTTGAGCCGCCCTGTCGAAATAAATTTCTCCCGCGTCTGGGCAATGCCGAACAAGGACACGTTCAGCATTCCGCCTATTGGTGATTTTGTCAGGCGGTATTTGCACAAGTCGAAAGTTTCGGTTGATCCTTTCGCCAGAAACAAATTGTGGGCTACACACACGAACGATCTTAATCCAGACACTCTGGCCGAGCATCACATGGATGCTGCGAGCTTCTTGAAGATGCTGGGTGGTCGTGGGGTGCAGGCGGATTTGGTCTTGATTGACCCGCCGTATTCTCCTCGACAAATCTCCGAGTGCTACAAATCAATCGGAAAACTGGTCGGAATGAAAGAGACACAAAGCGCAACTTTGTATAGCGGTGTTAGGGATTCTGTTATTCCGATTGTTGCGGACAATGCGATTGTGCTCTCGTTTGGGTGGAACACGGTAGGCATGGGAATAAATCGTGGCTTTGAGATTATTGAAGTTATGCTCTGTTGCCACGGTGGAGCACACAATGATACTATCTGCATGGCAGAAAAACGATCTAAAAATGGATACGTATCTAATGACAGACCAGCCTCCTACATGCCCGAACTGTGGTGTGCGGGTGGAGATAGTCTCGGGTGCAGAAACGAGCCACCAAGTGTGCAAGTGCCCGAAGTGTCACCTCCAGTTCAATCTGGAGAGCGACGAGGGTTAGTCGAAGGTTCCGACAACGCCAAACAACAACCACTCGGTATGCCGACTGACATACCTTTAACACAACCGATTGACGGAGAAAAAATATGACAACTGACGATCCGATTTTTGCGCTACTGATATTCATCGCAGCCTTATCATTATTTAGCCGGATTTTCAGCATTTCCAGTGACGACGAGACGGAAGAAGACCTCACCGACAAGGCCCAATCCGTCAGCGGCCTGTTCAACCAACTCCGTTTCGACCGCGAGACTCATTTGGGCAACGGAGACATTCACCTGAGCAAAGAAAACCAGCGTAAGATTTTGGACTTGTTGAGCAAATGATTCCCCAATTTTTATCCCAATGGCCGTGGCTTGCGAGTGCAGGTGCTATCTTTGCACTCGTGGCGGCGACGTGGAGGCAATGTCTTGGAATTCTTCAGCGCATCGCCGACCTTGTTGTATGCCGGGTTATTGTCAAGGACTCAGCGGCACTGGCGGTCATGTCATTTGTTTGGGAACGCGGCAAGCGATCACCGTTTGGGATTCGGTTCTTCGGAGGCTCCAAGACCTACGTGCATCCCAACCGCCGCATCGAGGTTGTTGGTTACGAATCCATCACCTCAGACCCGGTGCTGCTGTGGCGCGGTTGTCGTCCCGTCATAGTCGCCCGAAACAATAATGACAACAAGGGTACGCCCAACGTTGGCGACTACCACAGCGAATCACTAATCCGCATCTGGTTTATTCGGGGCACGTTCAATCCAGAATCTCTCATCAGCGAGTGCATCGCATTATTCAACGACATCCACCAATCCAAAGTGGCTGGTGGGAAATCAAAGGCGCGGAGATTTATGGTTCGTAGGGTTGGCGGATACGTGAAGCACGATGACGACAAGAATGGCTCGCCGGTTGCGACTCGGCCTTATGGCCCAGATGAGCAAATCGAGGAGCAGTTAAAAACCAAAACGGTCAGGCTTTTGAAGTGGAAGGCTGACGATATTGGCCAGCAGCCTGACGGTTCTCCATTCAATGGATACGCATTCCCTAAAGCCGTCATGTCCGCACTTTCCGAAATCAAGACGTGGCTCGCAAACGAAAAATGGTTTCGGTCGAAAGGAATCCCGTGGCGACGTGGATGGCTGCTGCATGGCCAACCTGGTTCTGGGAAGTCCACGCTAGTTAGGTCTATCGCCATGGAGTTTGACCTACCTGTTTACGTGCTGGACCTGAGCGGTATGACCAACGACTCACTCGCATCAGCGTGGCAGGACATTCAGCAGAACGCTCCAACCATCGCCTTGATTGAGGACATTGACGCTATATTTGACGGGCGCAAGAACATCTCGGCACAGAACACCACGAGAGACATGCTGACGTTCGACTGCTTACTGAACACGATTTCTGGCGTTGGAAACAGCGATGGTGTGTTTCTGTTTGTCACGACCAACCACCTTGAGAAATTAGACCCGGCTATTGGCGTGCCGAAAGATGGCATGAGCAGCAGGCCGGGAAGGATCGACCGGGTGATTCATCTCGGGTTGATGGACGAGCCTGAGCGCAGGACTGTGGCGCAACATATCCTTGGAGACTTCTGCGACTTGATAGAGCCAACCGTTGAGGAGGGCGAAGGAATGACAGCAGCACAGTTCCAACACAAGTGCGCGGCGTTGGCGCTGGAGAAATTCTGGGAGGCAAAGAAATGAAAACGATCATCGCAGGCTCAAGAGATATTGAAGACTGCTTGCTCGTCGAAAAGGCGTGCGCCGAATGCGGGTGGGAAATGGCAGGAATGTGCAGGGGGCGTGCATTGTGAAGGAGATAACGAGATGACTTTGAAACAATTAAATATCGCCACGAACATCGCCTACGAGGCGCACCGAAACCAATTCCGGCGCGACGGGAAGACGCCGTACATCGAGCATGTTAAATCGGTTGTGGGAAGGTTGCGTGGCCAGCCGAACGAGGTGATTGCGACCGCTTGGCTGCATGACGTGCTGGAGGATTCAGACTGGATGCCGAGTGACCTAGAGAAGGCTGGCATTTGCAGAGAGGTGGTTCACGCCGTTGTCACGCTGACGCACACCAAAGCCTGCAAGTACGAATCATACCTGCAACTCATTTCTGAGGAGCCAATCGCCAGAACCGTAAAGATCGCTGACATGCTGTCAAACCTGGCCGACAATCCGACTGATAAGCAGATTCGGAAATACGCCAAAGGGCTTCTGATGTTGGTGCCCGAGTCGTGAACCTCCTGCCTGAGAACCTTGAGGAGTGCGACCTGTGCCACGACCTGTATCCGATACGGTTCGTGAAAATTCAAGAGGGCGGTCAAATCCTGTGCCGCAAGTGCGCTGAAGGCGATTTAAGCCATCCTGACAAATCCGACCATCCAAGGCTCGACCGAGAGCGAAAAGCCTCGTAATCGTCAAATGCGTAAGAAAGCGATAGGCTGTGGTAATCGAGGTGGAATACAGTAGTGGCAACATCGGGTTTATGGGCTGTAAGCGATATGGCGCACTTATGGTCTAAAACCGTTAGAAAAAGTGGGTTTGATTTCTGGCACCAACATCCTCGCCTAAATCCTCGTTTTAATTGACCACCAGCGGTTTAAATGGCTCATCTTATGAGTCATAGGGATGGAAAATAATCAACGTTCACATGGCTGTGAGTTGAGAAAGGGGTCCCATATAAGCAAACTCGCGACCCCACCGGCCACCCCGCGACATCCCCATGGCGTCAAGGTCGGCTCTGGGATCGCTGGCAAGTCGGCATGAAAAGCAATCAATAGCAGGATAGCGGATTTACTAAGCGCAAGCTTGTGGTATTCAACAAGTGTTTAACCTAGTGAATAGAGGCGAAAGTGTCTAAAAATAGGACATACATAGCAGTGCGAGGTATAGTCCAGAGCGGGACAACGACGAATCTCGACTAACTGGCTCGACTTTCAATCATAAGTAACTCACTAATGTTACCAGGGTTTGTCTCATTGCGTCTCGCTGGCGAGGCATTAACCAGCTTGTGTCTCAAGAATCATCCCCTTATTCGCTGGATCGCAAGCTCACCTCTCGGCCTAGATGGTTTACCGCTTAGACTTGTCGCTTAGGTGAGCCGTGGTAAGAATTGAACGCTAGAATACGCTCCAGAGTCGCTACGCTCCAATATACTCGCCTGCTTACACCTTGTCAAATCTGTCACTGATGACACGAAGTTTTTTGAGCAATCTCCCTTTTGTGTCGTATTGGTCAAATAATTCTTACGCAGCATTCCACTGTCTTTATTGCGTATTCGCGCTGACATACACTTTTCCTTCGTTTCACTGTTGACACGTAGTCTTTTTGGTATACTATGGCAGTGTGAATGCTAAATACTTCCTTTCCCAAGCTGGGCGGGAATTGTGTCCTTTAGACGGCTCAAAGGCGCAATGTCTCGCGCAAGTCCGGTATATCGCCAAGCAAGAATTGAAACGAGCAAAGGCAAAATACGGCGATGCGTATTTGCACAAGCTCGGCGATGGTTCTTATTCAATCACCCTTGGCAGCGATCGCCGTTCGTCGCTGTGGACTTCCGTCTCTCTTGTCTCGCAATCTTAACCCTAACCCTATCAGCCAATGAAAACTTTTACAGATAACGACGTTCAGCCGCACGGATGTATTGCCGGTGCGGGTTCACTCGTAGCAGATCGCAGCGAATTGATTCATGCGCCCACAGGCTGGCAACGTGCGGGTTTACAAGAGACTTATACGGGATATGGCGCACGGCTCAATACTGGCCTTAAAATCAATTTTAACGGCAAGGAATACCGCCTGTATGCGACTTGTTACGGCAATGCCTCAAGTGTCTGGTTTAAGGTGAAGGGGCGTAAAATTTTCGTGAATTAACGGCCTTTACACTCAGGCGCACAAGCGGCGTCTGACTGTGAATGCCGAAAACTTTACCTTTCCCCGTGCTCAGGCTTTAGGCCGAATGGCCGGGCATTCACACTGTGCGCGGGGGATTTTTTAACATGAATGCGCCTATCGGAAAAATCCACGGTCGAGACTGTTTTTTTACAAATGCAAGCTACAACTGCCCATCTTTGCAGTTATATGGCTATTCCACAGAACGCGCACTAAGTCGCGCCATTGCGAGGCGGCAACGCATCTTGAACGCGCAGCATGAATTGTGTGTTGCGTATTCGGACCATCTGTCACGCCAAATTCACGGCTCTTAACCCTTCCCTTAACCGTATACCAATTGCCATACCATGAAAACAACAATTGCAATCAAACCCGCTTCTTTCGGATCGGTCTCAACTTCCACACTCAAAACTGAGCACTTGCTTTCCGCGTTCATTTCCGAACTGGAATGGCAGCTACAGCGCAATGGAGAATTTTTTAGCCAGCCTGAAAACTTTACCTTGCGTGACAAACTCAACGCGATTGTGGGTGAAGCTCAAGACTGCTTTGCCGAGAATGGCGAAACGATTGATCCTGATAAGGAGGACATTGCCAGCGAGCTTGTAAACGAGACTTTCCCCGATACGTTTTCGGAATACTTCGCACCTGCCTATTCTTATTTCGGCGCACATTGTGGCGATGGGGCAGACTTCGGCTACTGGCCAATTGACATTGAGGAAATCAAAGAGCAAGTCGAATTCTGCTCAAGCAGGAGCCAGGAATACCCGGACGATGATTTTACCGGGGAATGGCTACACATAAACGAGCGTGGAAACTGCACGCTTTATGTACGGGACGAAACCGGCAAGGACGTTGAAATTTGGGGCTTAGTCTAACTGATTTTTAACCCCACAACCACAGAAAAACATGAAAGCAATTCAACCGAGTCGAAATAAACACCAATGGGCACGGCATGCCGTAAAGTCTGTTGACTGTCGCAAGCGGGATTTGGTGTTTCGCATTACCAATTGGATGAGCGACAAGGATGAGCCAGCGTACGACGTGGAGTGTTACGTCGGCGGGGTGTATGACTGGCATCAATCACAATCCTTCACGATGCACGCCCTAAAGACCGAATCGGCTTGCAAAACTGCCGCGATTGCGTTTGTGCAGGCTCAAGTTACCAAGCTGCTTTGATCGGCCCGCCAGTTGCCAAAACTGGCCTCCTCTCAGTTCTCGACAAGAGCCGAGGATTGAGAGCAGAATAACAAAAAAAACCAAGCGGAGCCAGCTTGTAAAATTCGGCGAAAAGTAAAATGAAAAATACAGCAATAAAAGACCTAAACGGGGACGCAATAGACATTAAGCCAGTGAATATGGACTGGTCAAGCGGGTATGCGGAAACGTGGGATTTCCACGCAGCTTGCCGTTGTGAAAAATGCGGCACGCTATTGACTGGCACCCGTGGCGGTGAATCTCACAAAAGCATTGATCCAGAAAGCGAGTGTGACGGGTACGTTGAATCAAACGAAGGG